CCTCTCTGACAAGCTTTCGGTAGGCTTCAAGTGATTGTCGAAAGTTGAAGAAAGCAACCACAGCATTTCCTTCTGCGATTGCCTGTTCCGTAAGCTCGAGAAAGACAGGTACACGCATCAACTCCGCTTCTTGCCTCGCCCTGAGTTTAATCGTGAGCGGGTTTTCGGGCGTTCGTTTGCTTCGCAATTCCGCAAGCTGCGCCTGCATTTTTTCGTAGATGACGTCAACGTCCCCCATGTCGTAGCACTCTGCGAACACGGAGTTGCTTGGGAAAGCGTCCCCAAGGTCGGCGATTCGTATGCGGTGTCCTTTCTCGGGAAAAATAGATCTGTGAATTTCTTGTAGCATTTTCTTTCCGCCCATGAAAGCCAGACCACGGCCCCATGGGGCAGGTCGACAACCCATTTTGTAATTCCACCGGTAGAAGTCGTGGTATTCATGTAGGCCAAGCATGAAGCCTGTCGCTCGCATGTCCAGCGGATTCTCTGCAGCGGTAGCGGATAGCATCAATACTGGGTACTTCTTAGACCCTGTAAGTATCTTGGCATTAACGCTTGTGGCTCCTTTGCATCGATGTACCTCGTCAAAAATTAAAAGTTTTGCTCCCCTGAAAGTCCACTCCCAACTCTTCGCGTCGTTCCATTTTCCGAGCTTTGTCTTTCCAGTCTTGAGCTTTTCGTAGTTGATTACTTCGTGTTTAACCTCGCCTCGATCGAGCCATTCACGCCACGATGGGATGACTGCTTTCGGGCAGACGACGATGACGTCTGCTCTTAATTGTTGGGCTAACCAGACCGCTTTAGCCGTCTTACCCGTGCCAGTATCGCTGGCGTCGAGGGCTACGTTATTTTTCTGAAGGCTTTGTAATAACGCTTCCGCTCCCGGTTTCTGCCACTCGAACAATGTGATGTCTGCCATATTCGAGTATCAATAGTGCATCGGCCGTGGATAATGTCACGCTTAAATTTGGAAATCTTCTTTGGGCTTCGGCTTTTAACTTATTCTTCCATTCCGTCTTGCTGGCCATCCCCTTGCTATTTCCCAAGCTCAACGCCTTCTGCCACGCTTGCGGACGAACCATCTCGATTCTGTATCCCAGAGTCATTGCCACGCCCAAGATAAAACCGAATCCCCTACCAAAGTTAAACATTGCCGAGCCGGGACTTCCTGCCCCACCTACGTACCCACCGACTTGTTCGATGACAATAACATCGTGATAAGTCCGCAAACTCTTTAGTTTACCTAGCACATCTCCTTCAGTCTCAGGCATCTTTACTGCGTCGACTAAACCGTTAACAGTTATAGATGCGATACCTCCGCTTGCTCCGGGATCAATAGCTACCATCCAGATCATCTCTTATAAAAAGAGTGGATTGCCAAGGGGATTCTGTTACCATCAGGTAATGTCCCAAATCGAGAAGTATGGCCGAATGTGGCCCGAAGGGGCTACAGCACTTACGATCGAGTTGTTGTCCTTCCGAGAAGGGTTGACTCCTGAGACAGGGGGTCTTGGCAAAGAACAGCACTTTTGGAATGTGGTCGAGATGTTGTGGCCGTATCACCCCAAAAAGAATCCTCAAGGTTTTCAACGCAACCCGTGGGCGGACGACCAGATCGTTGAGCTGTGCAAATGGAATTACCTAGGCATCTCTGGCCCCAAGTCCTCGGCGAAGACTGAGGTTGTTGGTTTATGGGGGTTAGTTAACTGGTACTCTGCTCCGTTCGATACCTTGGTCTTGGTCACCACTACGTCCGTTCGTGAAGCCCGTAAGCGTATGTGGGGTCGAGTCCGTGAACGTCACATGCAGGCGAAGGTCATGCCGGGCAAGCTGGTCGATTCGATGGGAAAGCTTGTGTTGGAAGAGGGTAGTAGTGATCGATCCAGCATCACGCTTGTTCCGTCTGCGAAGGATAAGGAAAAGGAAGCTTCCGAGAAGTTGCTTGGTCTTAAGAACAAACGGGTGTTCCTTTTGATTGACGAGGCCACGGACGTATCCCCCGCGATCTTCGAAGCCACAGCCAATCTTTCGGCTAACCCCTTCTTCCAATGCGTTGCCTGCGGAAACTTTAATTCAGCTTACGACCCCTTTGGCCAGTTCGTTACCCCTAAAGAGGGGTGGCAATCGATAACGGTAGACGAGGGTGGTTGGGAAACTAAAGACGGGTTCTGCCTGCACTTAGACGGAGAGAAAACCCCTAACTTAGATAATGACGATAAGTGGCCCTTCTTGCTTACGGGTAAGAAATTAGAAGAGGACAGAAAACGTCTTGGCGAGAATTCTCTGTCTTACTGGCGGTTCATCCGTTCATTCCCCGCTCCCGCGGGTTCCGAAGAGAACATCTACAGCGAGGCTGATCTTCGTAAGTTCGAAGCCCATAAGCCAGCTATGTGGGTAGGAGCTAAACAACCTATTGCTGTGGCTGGATTCGATCCTGGATTTACTAGCGGTGGGGATAGGTCTGTTCTGTTTCTCGGAAAGTACGGGGAGACCGACGCCGGTATGACAGTCCATTTCGATAAGTACGTGGAACTTCAAGAGAACTCCTCGATAAAGGACAATCCCCGTAATTACCAGATTGCCCAGTTGTTAAAACAGGAGTGCGAGAAGTATGGTGTTCTCCCTCGATATCTAGCGGTCGACGCCACGGGAGCGGGAGACCCCTTGTGCGACATCATATCAACTATATGGAGTCCGTCTGTTCTTCGGGTTAAGTTCTCCGAGAGACCCAGCAATATGCCTGTTAGCAAAAGCTCCCGCATGAAGGCCGACGAGTCCTATGGGAACAGGGTATCCGAGCTTTGGTACGTAGGGCGGGAGTTCTTGAGGGCTGGGCAGGTTAGGGGTGTAACTATTGATTTAGCCAGAGAACTTGTGGCTAGGCAGTATCGCACAGCCGAACGGGGTAAAATCTTTGTTGAGTCCAAGAGGGACATGAAGTCTAGGTTCGGAAGATCACCCGATATAGCTGATGCAGCCTTTCTTATGTTGGACGTATGCCGTCAAAGAGCTAACGCCATAGCTGGGACTAGCGTGGCTGGGGGTGGCAAATACAAGGATTTCCTAGCCTTTACCAGAAAAGTGGATGCCTTATATTCTTGACCCGAGTCAAGTAATTGAGTACGTAGGAGTTTAACGTGGATCAGAACCTAGAGACAATCTCCCCAGAGGGTCGGCCACCCAAAACAAGGCTTAAAGATGCTTCATCAGCTTTTGCGATCTATACAAATCTTACTGACGCGGACGCTGAGAGTGCAGCGCAACGGGTGCGTGTCCAAGCGATGCTCGATGGTGAGCCACCGTACAATCCGTCCACTCTGCGGAATCTCGGCCAGTCTTATCGTTCGAATCTGAATTTCTTGGAAGCTTCCGCTGACTTGGAATATGCCCTTTCGGCTTATTCTGATTTGGTTAACGGCGTCCCGATGTTGGCTCAGGTCAAGACCAAGTTCGGCGACGCAACCCAACGTGGCAATTACAGCCAGATTATTTCTGAAGAGTTTGACCGAGTTCTTCGCAAAGATTGGGACGAGTTCTTCTACAACCAGCAACGGCTGGCTCACGAGTTTGTGGCCTATGGCGTCGGCTTCGCCTTCTTTGACGATGACATCGATTGGCGTTGGAAGGTCGCAGGACTTAAGGATTTCTATCTGCCCCGTGGTATTCCAGCTAGCGATAGCCGTATTGAGTTTTGTTGCGCCCGTCGTTCCTATTATGCTCACGAGCTTTATCAACATATTAAAGACCCCAAAGCCGCGAGAGCTGTCGGATGGGATATAGAAGAAACCCGTAGAGCAATCATCAACGCAGTTCCGGTTGACGTTTCTGGCACAAGGCTCGAATGGGAAGAGATTCAAGTAATGTTGAAAGACAACGATCTTTCGCTTTCTTTTGCCCGTTCTGCTGAGATTCAGACTGTTCACTATTATGTGTTGGAGTTTGACGGAAGGGTGACTCACGCAATCGGACTCCGCGATGGGTCTAACCAAAATTTCCTTTTCCGCAAAGACAATCGTTTCGCGAACATCAACGAAGCTTTAGTGATGTTTACCTACGGTATCGGCACGAATGGCAACTTGCATTCAGTCCGAGGGTTGGCCTACAAGATTTATCCGCATATCCAAGTCAATAACCGTTTGCGGAATGCTATCATCGACTCGACCTTGTTGTCGACTTCAGTAATGATTCAGCCACAGACGATGGATGACTTGCAGAATCTTACCATTGCTTACAACGGTCCTATGGCGATTCTCCCCCCGAATCTCAACATTGTTGAGCGGACTTCTCCGAATCTTGCCAACAACGCTTTACCGATTGCTCAAGAGCTTTCTACGATCCGCAGGAATAACACCGGTAGTTATGCTTCACAAGTTGTAAGCTCCGCATCGCAAGAGCGTACCGCAACTGAAGTAAGCGCCCAGCTCGAGAAGGAAGCAGTACTTTCTACGCAGGCACAGAATTTTTATTACGTCCCATGGGGCAAGCTACTTAAAGAACAGTTCCGTCGACTTGCTCTAGGCAACTGGAGAGAAGCTCAACCCGGTGGTGATATTGCTATGGAGTTCCACAGACGCCTACGAGAGCGAGGGGTTCCCATGCAGGCTCTCAAAGAAGTCTACGACGTGACTCCGATGAAGGCTGTTGGGTACGGTAGTGCGCAAGCTCGGTTGCTTGCTTACAACGAATTCATGCAGATGTTACCGATGCTCGATGAAACGGGTCGTGCGAATGTTATCCGTGACCGTATCGCCGTTCGTGTTGGATACGATCAGGTTGATCGTTATGCTTCTCCGAGTGCTGTACCCCCAAGGTTGCCCGTGGACGCCAAGATTGCTGAGCTTGAGAACGACTCTATGCAGAGTGGCCGAAGTGTCACCGTCCAACCCGGCGAAAACCACGCAGTCCATTTACAGATCCATGCAATGGATTCTGTTCGATTCTTGCAAGCACTTCAGCAGAACGCCGTACCGCAGGTAGAAGCCTTCAAATATCTTTCTCTTTCCGGACCGCATATGGCCGCTCATCTTCAACAGATTTCTTCCGATGTCAGTCGTCAGGCTGCCGTCGGCCAATACAAAGATATCATCAATAAGATCAATCAAGCTGTTCAGAGACTCGGAGAGAGTCTTGCCCGCGAACAACGGCAACAGCAGGAAGCCATGGCGCAGATGCAACAGAAGCAGTTACAGGACGCTATGCAGATGCAGGTTGATGATGCTAAGGGCAAGCTACAGGCCGAGTACGCAGTTAAGATTGCTAAAGTACAGGCAGACGCTGAGATTGATAGAGCCGCGTCGGATGCTAAGATTGCGATCAAGAGTGAAGAAGCTCGCCAACGTATGGCCCTTCGAGACGCACAGACAGCTCAGCGGCTACGGGCTCAGTCCGAAAAGAATCGTTTGTCGGTCGAAAAGAAAAGACTTGCTTAATTTTCGGATTCTGCGACAAACATAGGAATGACTTTCCAAGAGTGGAGTAAGCGCGACGACTACGTAAAGCTTTGGGAAAAGACTTGGCAAGAGCCCCACATGCGGG